TTTCACTATAAAAATCACTCTTGTTTACATTTAAAAATAAATCTCCAGAAAACTGAGGATCCATTGATGGAAATGCAATTGACATAGATAAACCAAAATGACAATGCAATGACTTTCCATCAAATGGTATTTTTATTATTGGTATATATTTCCGTGAGTCAGTTAATCTTGTCTTTAAATATGTTTCAAGTTTATCATATGTGTCATATGATGTTTTAAACGTGGTTTTTCTAACATCTCTGCCTATTGCAGATTTACCTTCTGTATCTTGTGATACAACAATAGAGTTTTCTTTTGCATATATATCTGGAGTCTTAACATCTATCAACCATGTTTCTGTTGATGATGCAGGTGGAGTTAATGTTATTATTGATCCAGCAGGTATTATACTTTCATAATCAATCAATACAACATTATCATTTAATGCTGTGTTTGTCTCATCAGCTGGACCAACTAATATAAAATTACTCATTGTTTTTGTTGGAGAAATTCTATATATCTTTGAAGTATCATAATATGATGTTGATGATGTTGTATTACCAAGTTCATCTGTTGATGTTGTTGTGTGACTTAATAGTTTTATTTTTGACAATCCACCATTTGATGATATATCCCATTTTACTATAAAATCTTTATACTGAACAAAGTCAGCACCTTTATATCCATTTGTATCATCTGCTGATGTTATTGTCAATGTGCATGCATCTACTGGATTTAAATCAGATGTAGCAAATGAACTTTTAATTACAAGTCCTTTTTTATAACTAAGATATTTAGTATAATCTCTAGCTGCTATTGCAGATGTTACATCACTTAAATTAAGATTTCTGTTTGTTGAGTTTGTATCATCATACCATATAAAACCCTTATCTGGTCTATTATCACCAGTTGTCTCTATTGTCTTATTATATGCAGAACTATATTTGCTTATGTCAATATTAAATTGAAATGGATTTCTTGGAATGTACTGATTCATAGCACACAATGTAACATACTGTTTGCTATCTATCATTTCAGTTATTGTATAAAACAAATCAGTCACAAGTGATATTACTTTTTGTGACTCATCTGTATTCATAAACAACAAATCATTATATATTGAATATCCACTTCTACCACTAAAAGACATTTCTATTGTTCCATAAATACCATCATTATCTGGAACTGAAACAATCCTTTGTAGTGTGTATGAGTATTTACTTGATGTTATATTATAGTAATGTGATGTTGAATACTTATCTACTTTGCTATCTTCAAATTTTTGATCTTCAACTTTTAGATTTGCTATATCAACTTTTATATCTGTTATAGCTTGTGATAATGATGCACATGTAGAGAATAGAGTTGTTATATTAGCTTTATTAGCTGTGTTGTCAGTTTCAAGAGCCACTATTCTTTTTACTATATTACTTAGATCATCAGATGATTCAAGTTTAACCCAGTTGTCTGTATTCTTTATGCTGGTCTCATCAGTCAATGCACTATTATATTGCCATAGTTCATACTTATTATCTTTATCTAAGAATGATATTAATGAGCCTGGATTTATCTTAGCAAGTGTTGATTTGTTTGTTGCCTCAAGATATACAGCTTCAATTGCATTTGAAATTGCATCATATTGAGTTGTTGTACCAGACTTGACATCACCAAGAGATACATTGTATACAGCAATTTTCTGTAATGCTCTATCAAGTCTTAGGTTATCTTCATCATAAATTCCTTTGATAACAGATACTGGAAACAGATTTAACTCTGTGTCTCCAGATGGATCAAACGGATTTAGAACATTTTTATTTTGTAATTTTACTATTCTACCTGACATAATTATTTATTATTACTTTGTTGTTGTTTTTGTTTTGCCTGAATTTTGAGTTTCTCCATTTCAAGATTTATCTTATTATTGTTAAGTAAATCTTGTCTATTAAGTTTCTCTCTATCCAATCTTAGCTTCTCATCAAACTGTCTCATCTTTTCCATTAACTGGGCTTTGTCTTTGTTATATGGTTCTGAAACACCATCAGTTGCTTGCTGAGCTTGAGCTGCTTGATTATCTATCATTGATTGCTGTTGATCCATTTGTCCTTTAAGAATGTCTCTTTGAGTATCACCTTGTATTCTGTCAGCATTAAGCTGCAGATTTGAAAGTGATTGGATTCTAGCAGTCTCAATTCTAGTTTGATTATCTCTTGCATTGAGTTTATCTTGCAACTGCATTTCAGCTTGTTTCTGTTGCATCTGCATTTGCTGCATCTTCTCTTGTGATTGCTGCTGAGATTGCTGTTGCTGCTGTTGCTGTTGCATAGCTTGATTCTCACTATTCTCAATCATTCTTCTCTTTTCTGAAAGTGATGCAGATGAATATAGCTTCATTAATGCAGAGAATGTAATAAGTTTGCCTTGTAAAGCAGCTTGTGCCATATCATCTATTCTCTGAGATAATTGTAATGTTCCTTCTGAATTATCAACTACTATACCATAATCACATTCAGAGAACTCATCACCATCTATATCCATCATCTTTATTGAACCATCAGATACAAGATATTGGAACTTCTTGCTTCTACCTCTCATTGCTATTTTAGCAGTTTCCAAGAAGCATTCTAGAGTTCTTCTCTTTACATCATCATGCTGAACAAACAACCACTCTGTAATATGATTAGATTGTATTGTTGCTCTTTCAACTCCATGTGCAGTTTCTGATGCAAATGTTTGACCCTCTCTTTGTTTTGTTATACCTACAACCTCTGACATTTCTCCTTTGATGTACTCAAGAAGATTGATGTACTGCTGAATATTATTACCAAAATCAGCATCAATAACACCAGAGGTATTATTATTAAGACCACCAGCGAGCTTACCAGTAGCACTACCATAGTTGCCTTCTTTAAAAGAATCAACCACTGCAAGACCATTTGCTTTTGCATAATACATCCATTTTTCTATGTCCCAACCTTTTGGAACTTTTGCTAAATCAAGTTGAACTATTTTACCCCAGTTTCTAGCCATCATTTTATTTAATCTGTCATGAATGACATCATATAAATAATTGTATGGCTTCATCATATCAACCATGCTATATGGTCTTGAATCATTAAGATTATATACAGAACCTACATAACCAAAATGACACCTTGATGGATTGCTAAGTCTATTGTATTGTATTGGTCTAGGTCTCATATTCACATATATCTCAGCACCAATCTTTGTGCCTTCCCATGCTTCATTAACCCAGAATATTTCTTCTTCTTCACCTTTAGATTCGTCACATATATAATCCTCTGTGTAGAAATGATAATCCTCTTCACCACTCTGTGGATCATATGTCTTGACTCTCTTTATCTTTCTTCTAGATTTCCAATACATTCTTAGAACTCTGATGTTTCCATTTAAATCATATGGAAGCAATGAGTATTGTGGTGCTTCTGAAAATAGATTAAATGGATCAAAGTACATTCCATTATTGTTGGAAAACTCTTCACCAATCATTGCATTATTTACAAAGCCATACCTCTCATCTATGTTATCCATTTTATCAGATGGACCATTCTTTATCATATTAGGAAGCTCATTAATGTACTTCATATCTTTCTCAGAAAGACAATCATAATACATTTCAATTATCTTTCCAGGTGATAGATAGTCTTCATAAATAAGAACATCAGCATCTTCTATTCTATTTGAATATCCACTCATCAATACCTGTAATAGCAATGGATTTACTCTCTCTATAATTGGCTCACCACCAACTATATCACAGTGGTATATTTCCTCTCCATTTGCCATTGCATCCATAAACCCAATGTTAAACAAATTCTTGAAGTTGTATTCTTTTGAATAGTGATTCAACAAACAGTTAGCTCTAACTTCTCTCATATCTTTATATGAGTATGTGAAATACTCATTCATCTTATCAAGATATTCATTTTGAGCTTGATCCTGCTGTTGCTGTTGAACTTCATTCTGAGGTTGCTGTTGTGCAAATTGCTTAACAAACTCTTTCAGTGATTCAACAATTTGCTTTTTCTTTTCTTCTTGTATCTCTGATATTGCATTAGGATTTGTTACTACTACCTGATATTCAAATGGTCTTCTACTTTCCTCACCATTAAGAACTCTTAGTTTTGCATTCATTATTGGATAATGAATTATTCTATCTGGTGTATATTCTGATTTCAATGCTTCTGGATTTAGAACTTGCTCCAAATCCTCCATATGAAGTTTGCCATTTAACAGATCATAGTTTATCTTTTTATGCATGACAGACTTTCTAACTGGAGAATAGTTAAAGAAAGTTTTACTATCTGCCCAGTCCAAATGCATTTTTCTCCATGCCTTTGTCTTCTTTTTATAAGACAATTGTTCTGGCGGTAAATTTATATATTCTGACATTTTACTATAATCAAATTGTTTGTTACAAAATTAAATCTTTTAAACCAAATAACTAGATAAATTGCTATGATTCTATAATTTTATGATCATCAATTGGTGCTTGCTTCTGTTTAAATCTTGCATCAAAATTCTTGGTAAAGTAATCATCATTACCAAGATAATCCTTTTCAACAGTTTGTTCTTTGTTAGGTTCACCACCCCATAATACCAATCTATCTTCTCTCAATAACATCAACATACCCATTGACGATATTCTATCAAAGTTGCCATCTACATTATAGTTAATCAACTCTTGAATCAATGCTCTATTTCTAATTTTAAACAGATTAGGTATTGTATGTTCTATTTGTTGATCCTCAACTTTGCTTGTAATAGTAACTGGTTTTAACAACCATCCTCTAAGTAAGGATCTTCCAAACTGATTAATTGGTAATGTAGCATTAGTTCCTTTAGCTTTGTTTCCATATGACATATCTTTTATAAGCTGTTTGTCTTTAAGAAAGTCTAGTGTATCAGTTAGTAAATGTAGACAGTTATTCATCTGAAAGTAACCAAACAAACCTTTCTTATTGTTCTCATAATTAAGCATACCATTGTAAAACAAAGTCATTCTTCTTGCTATCTCAAAGAAATCATTAGCAAACTGTGGTCTTCCAGTATACTCAGCTACTATCATATCAGACCATAAGTCCAATACAAATATGGAACCTAATGACATAGTCTCAGATTCATCATCATCATAAGGGTCACATCCAAGTATATATCTATTTTGAAATGGTTTCTTTGTTTGTTTGTCTATTGCTGGCATCTCAAATATCTCTATTGCTCCAGCTATCTTATTATCATTATGAGGAAACTCTCTTATTGGTATATCATCAGTAGGTTTAAATTCTATACTTCCATCTTTAGTTACATCAAGTGTTCCAGAATAAACATTATCATATTCCTTTGGATTTGCATCAATCTGTGCCAATCTTTCATTAAGATCTGCAGTTGGAAACATGTTGCCTCTAGATCTACTTATAGCCTCAGCTGGTGTAAATGGATTCTCTGCTATAGTTCTTGTAATTGCAGATTGGTCTGGAGAGTTATATTTAATCTTATATCTATCAAGCAATATCTCTATCATTGCTTTTGTTACATCAGATACACCATCCTTGTTATAACAACCCTTTCTATTTACATAACTTGGAAAGAAGAATACAAAGTTTCTCTTACCTTGCTTTACTTTATCATAAACATCTGGTATTGCATATAGTGAATACCCTTTTGGATTATACATCAGTTTCTTTGCACCCTCAAAATCAGAATCCTTATCACCAGCAGTACCTTGAATATATATCTCACCAAACCAATAATCACCATCCTTTACAGATGGTATCATGGTGTTATACATATCTTCTAGCTTAGGGAACGTATTATGAACTATAGTACAATCAGCTAGTAAAAATAGATTGTCACCATCAACAGTAAATCCATAATAATTCTCAAGACCATAATAACTTACTTTAAATGTATAATCAAGCCAACTATTCTTTTGTCTATATTTAATTGCATTATTTGATATTTTCCTTTTTATTAGTGTTGGTATAATAGAAACATCTCCACTAATTCTAAGTCTATAATGCAATATCCCAGACTTCTTACCACTAGATATTCTTTCTGACATAGAACATTTCAATCCATTACATTCACACATAAACATAACATCATCAAGAATAGTCTTTCTAGTCCATTTTTGTGTTATCTCATATCTATCATGCTTAGCATCATATGTTCCATCTGTATCTATTAATCCAGCTATTAGTTTTAATTGAACATTACTATCATTTATTTTATACACACTTGGTACATGTTTGTGATTAAACAATTCCAGTTTATCAAATTCATTATATAAACCTTTATTTTTTCTTTTTGATATATGGAATACCTTACATGTTTTTGAACTACTACAATCCTTTAATTCTCCATTGTAATTATTACACAAATAATCAAGTACCTCACTATCTTCATTTGCTATTGATAATCTTGTTGAATCACCATCACCAAGCCATAAACCAATAAAATATGGATCAAAAACATCAGTATGATTGAAACTTACTTTTGATTTTGATATAAGAAATCTATTGTCTATATGTGTATTATATAACTCTGGAGCTGTCATTGTCATATTTTTAAATGAGTGTTCAGAGTAATTGTATTTCTTAAAGTATACTGGATGATGTTTATTTACTATTTGAAACTCTCCATTTGCCAATGTAATCTTATACATATCATCAACACCACTGTATACTTTATTTACAGTTCTTGGCTTATTATCTGGACCCATAAGTTTATCTCCAATGACAATATCTTCAACTCTCTTTATTGATCCATCATACATTAAAACTTCAGTTCCTCTTATGTGACAACCACACTCCTCTATACCTATAAATGCAGCTCTCTTACCACGAAGTTTAGATACATTATCTTTTGATGTTACACCATATATAGAATTCAATGAACCATTCTTTACACCCATATCATTGACATAACCAGCTTGCCATGTCATAGTTTGGAGTGAGTTTGTTATTCTCTTATTTGGAAACTGAGTATTCTTTGCATTGAAATCAATCATACTCATGAATTTGTTTAGTGTTCCATCCTTTGTTAAATACTCCTTTTGATATGCTGTAATTGTAGATACAGTGTTTTTATATGAAGTACCATTCTCACCAAATATAAAGTTATGAGTCAATATTGATGCCATACTATAAGACTTAGATTTACCTCTGGCTGCTAGTTCTGCACCATTTGATCCACCATTAAACTCATTATATAAACCACCATTTCTAGCTTGATCCATATAATGGAATCTCCAATAAATACCTTCCCATACTTCTGGGAAAGTCAAAACTCTATCACCAATTTTAGTTCCCTTTCTAATCTTTGTAAGTTCTATTGGACAATAGTTCATATAGAAATACATCAATCCAGTAACCCATTCACCATCACTCTCTCTAATCATTCCATTCCAACATCTATCCCTTTCTCTTCTAGCCCACTTACCATACTCACTATTTGGATTAGCATTAGGTCTTAGATTAGTATATGTACCATGTTTATCATAGTTCATACCAGCTTCTCTAAAGTAATCCATATTCTCTAATATATGTGGATTAGCAAGATCAACAATTATTCTACCTTTGTCATCTCTAGGTCTATCCTTTGCATATTCTCTATTTGCTTTTATCAAGTTCTGTATGAATGGTACATTGTTTATATAGTCCATAAGTTGCTCTCTTACCTCTTGTGGTAATGATTGCAACAGCTCATCTGTCAATGGTGTTTGATACTTATTTAATTCCATGTTTACTTAATAATATTATAATTCATTATATACTTAGATCATCATCAAATATAGTCTTTTCTCCATTACCTCTCATCTTATCTGAGCTTTGAACCATCTCTTTAGTGATTGATTTCTCTGCACTATCAAGATCTTTTATTAGTAATGGAACCTGCTTTATTGTTGATGTAATGACATTCAGTGTATATTTATCTTTACCATTCTCATCAATTGCATCAAGATCAATATCTCTAAGTTTCTTTCTAAGCTTATCAACTGCAACTCTTGTATCTTCAAGCAATAATGCTGATGTTGGTTTGAATGTATTATATAAATCAATTGCATCCTGAAGTTTATCATCAATTTCCCAATCATCTGGCAAGCCTTCACCAGTTATAATTGCTTTCTTTCTATCATCACTATCAGTTATATATTGATAATCAGATCTTGGATCACAATAGAAATATATAAAACCAAGTTCCTGTAATGCTGTTGCTTTTGACTTTGTTTTATCTCTATCCCATATTATCTTAAACTTTTTAAGCAGCAATGCTTCTTCTGATATTGTTACTTTAAATCCCTCATACTTAAACAACTTCATCATAATAAATAAATTTTTATATATGTTTATAAACAAATAAACCCCAATATAACATATTGAGGTTTACAAATGTGTGTGTATTATATTAAACTATTATAGGTTTCTTTGGATTGATTATTTTTGATTCCTTTGGTTTCTCAGATTCAATTTCCTCATAATCCTCAACAACATATCTTACATCTGAATCATACAAATATAGATATGTCTCACCATTGATATTTACCGTATTAAAATTATAACCAACAATTGGATTGTCAGTAATAACTCCATCTTTCATTGATCCATCCTGATGCTTCATTACAGCATATCTCTTTGGATCAATACATACTAGGTCACCTTCTTTCATACATTTAACAGCAGCACCAACTGCAATTACTTTCTGAAATTCCATCAGTGCACCAGATGCTTTAACTATGACACCATTAACCTTGGTATCATCATCATACTTATCCATGGTAGTTATTATACCATTGAACATTGGTTTAATCTTCTTTATGTTTATCATTATAAATCTCTTTTAACTTCTTATATCTTCTATTATTAACAACCAATCTACCTACATGGAAGATGTTTATATTGTTATCATTATTAAGTATTTCATCTCCAGTTGGCTTACACATCCTTTCTTTAATGTACTTCCAATAAGACATATATACTTTATGAACAACATCTTCATCAATCTTTAGATTTTCGCTTACCTTTTTTATTATTAATCTCTTCATCTCCAATTTCAAAGTAAAACAAAAGATTGAATGACTTATCTCCAACTTCCATATTAGGAATAAACTTTGGATTAATCTTTTTATCCATGAACACACTGCTTCTTTTTAATTGAGACATCAATGCTCCAAAATATGCTTTAGATAGTTTGCAATCAGCTCTTACCTTGGCTTTAATTCCTTCAGACATTACAACATCATCAATTAGATTTGGAAGATTTGGATCATCAGATTTTGAAAGTAATTCATATCTATACTTTAGAAAAGTAGCCATTACATCAATCTCCTTATTAGTAAGATTGTGAAATGGTTTCAAGAATACAAACCACTTAACAAAGAAATCCTTTACATTGGCTGTGTTTACTCTAACAACATTATTCAGTTTCACCATCCTTTTTATCCTCCTCTTTTTGCTCAGGAACTTCCATTGACTTCATGATTTCATTTACAGTTTTCTCTACAAATTCCTTAGGGAAAACACTCTTATTTGAAATGATTGCAAATGAATAATCCATTCTCTTAAAGAAGTTCATAAGGTTTGCTTCCTGCAATTTCTTCTGCATAGACTGAGCTTGCTGAGACAACTGTCTTGCAACATTCTCAAGCTCTTCATAACTCAATTTCTTCTTCTCTACATTTTCAGATTCTGTACTCATGACTATATTATTTATTTTGTTTAACTATTTCTTTATTATATTTGTTATTATACAACTTCTCCCATTCTTCTATATCACAACATCCCACATTAGTTGAGCCACACTTGTCGCAATAATTAGTGAAGTTTTGATTATCTACTGTAACCTGCTTTATCTTTAGTGATAAACAAGACTTACAATAATACACAGGTTCTTCATTATATATATCATTGATAACCTCTCTTGTTCCACTACTTATTTCTTCAAGTCTACTCATTAGCTTTGTAATAAATTAATACATAACTTTCATGATCTTTAACTAAAGATACAATGTCATCTTTCTGTATACCCAATTCATTTACATTCTTAATAAGATTTCTAAGATTGAAATCATATATTGCAACCATGTTTTTATTCTTCTTCATATATATAATGTATTAGTACATACCAGTTTCACATAAACTAAACAGATATTTATATTTATCTATATCTGAAATGAATTTTTCCATATCAGATTTAATACCACAAAACTCAGGACAATTACATAATCTACTATAAAAAGATAACACACCACAATGCACTTCATTAATAAAGTCTGTTGCATTTAGTGTGTTACTTTGTACTGATTGAATAGCATTAGGTTGCATTCTACCAAATATACCCATTGATGTTTCTGCTACTAAATCTTTATAGTCAGCTATGATATCATGAAACTCATCAAGTCTAACATGTATTGATTCTCCAATTTGTGATGGTGCTGCCCAATGTAAGTTCTTACATTTGGATTGCCATCCATCAAGTAAACTTATAAAGTTGTTAAAGTCTGCCTGACATAATTGTGTGGGAGCTTCACTATTATCTCCAGCTGGAGAGGAAATATCTGCACCACCATTACCAGCTATAGGATTAGCTTTCTTTCTTCTTATTATTATATCATCTGCCATAGATGAAAACAAATCACTCATTGTATATTATATTATAAATTAATACACAAAAATAAGACAGATTAATTGAATTAACAAATAATCTGCCTTAATAATTTACTCATAATACACATGAGTAAAATTTGAGTTCTGTATAAGATTCAAACTTATGAATTATGGTTTTGCAGACCATCGCCTTTGTTCACTTGGCTAACAGAACATTATGTGTAGTCCAGATTGGAATTGAACCAATGATCTCAAACTTATAAGGTTTTTGCTCTAACCACTGAGCTACTGGACTATTAAAAAACATTGTGTTTCAATATAACATTTTGTTGTGCTAATATTGATGAATCTCTAGATACTACTCTAGTGTTTTAATTGCTTTAAACTAATAACACAATGTATATAAAAAAGGAAACTTATAATGATCATACTTAAGCTCTGTCATTATATAGTTTCCTTTGTGATTATAGAGTATTGAGCACCACTCACCTTTTTATAATCTATATAGATGTTTCAATCAGATTGGTTAGATCCAACAACAAGAAGATTACACCTAATAAACTTATCTTGTTTCAGATTTTATATCTATATTATATTTCATTATAATCTATATTATTATAATCTATATCATATTAATCTAGTGGTTTATCTAAGAATCGAACTTAGATTGAAAGATTAGAAATCTTTTGTTCTATCCATTGAACTAATAAACCTTTACAGTTATAATGATATATCACATATGATTATAACTTATTGCCTCCCGTTTGTAATTACCTTTACACTTTATATTATGTATTTGTATATCTATATATTGTATATTGTATCATTGTATTTATTTAATGACTTATTTACATACTAAGCCCTAGGATTTTTGTTCAACTTTCTTTTTTAAATTAGCATCTTGATAACCCAGGTCTTACGTCTTAAAGTGGATTCCCTGTGCCTTTTGATTGTATAACGCTCCACTAAATTTCTCTTGATGCTATTCATTTGTGACCTATTGGAGAAAACCTTGTTTCTATTTGAAACTACTAACCCAACTTCTGATCTGCATTTACTTACAGATGTAATAGGATATACATTCCTATGATCTCTGCAAAGATAGTGTATTTAATTTTCTATTCCAAATTTTTTATAATTTTTTTTCTAATATTTTTTTTATTTTTTTTCTGATTTTCTTTTTCTGATTTTTATTTCTATGTGCGTAGGATATTCCAATCATCACCCCTGCTCTATCAGAGGCACTGACGTGCCACTATGTTTAACTTTAATAATAATTATTCTATGTCACAGGTAATTAACTTTGATAAGGACTCCTTAGTAAAGGAGTTCATAGTAAAAACCAAAGAAGGCAAAACCCTAAAGACAATTCGGTTTACAGTTGAAGGCAGATATTACTCTGCCTTTAATTTCGCTGGGGTTTCCCCTAAAGCAGGCCAAAAACTCTCTGAGTTTTTGACTTCAAATATGCTAAACTTGGTTCAATCAACATATCTAAAAGATGGTGTTGAAACAAGTTGTATGGGTGTGGAAGCACCCTTCGACATCTGATTAATTGACAATATCCCCCTTGGTGGGATATTGTTTTAAATATGATAATGCCAAAGTAGTCCGGCATTATTATATTAATAGCTAAAACAATAGGACTTGACCTCACTAATAATATAATACAATTATATTGTTAGGCTCCAAAATGGAGAATTGTATAAGTCGACTGTACCAGCAAACACAAATACTGGGTAAAGAAAAAAGTGTGTTGACCTCACTAATAATAAATATATTATTAGGCTCCAAAA